AGTTGATAACCTTTGGTAATATGGAAATAAACGGTTATCATATAGTATTAGATTTATTTAATGAATTTGCAGATAATATTTCTGAATACGCTTCTAAATATGAGAAGTTAGGGGGCTTAGTGTGGGCGTAAGGTTATATGATGAAGCTCTATTAACTAAGCTTCAAGGATGGACAAGAAATACAAAATTAAATATAACTGGAGTAAACGATACAAGAAGAGTTTTTCAGGTTATTGGTGATAAAACAGGCGATGAACCTATTAAGTTACCTTTAATAACTCTTTCAAGACCTGCTGGATATGAAATATTAAATACAAATAAGAAGATGCTTACTTTTGATGGTGCATTGATTGGTGTTTCAGAGAAATATGGTAAACAGTTAAATGCTGTGCCTATTCAAATAAATTATCAATTAGATGTGTATGCTAAATACTTAGCAGAGGCAGATGAGTATGCAAGAAACTTGGTATTTAATATAATAAATTATCCAAAAGTTACTGTTACACTGCCTTATAATGATAGTAAGTTCGAGCATGATAGTAATATAAGACTTTTATCAGAAGTACAGGATAATTCAGATGTTCCAGAGCGCTTAATACCCGGTCAGTTTACTCGATTATCTCTTTCTATAACAATAGATGACGCGTATCTGTTTGACATAAGAGTTAGAGATAATATTAGTATAGATACAGAGATTGAATTGCAAGACTAAAACCTAAGATTGATTATATATGAAATTTAATAAGGAGAAAATCTATGCAACGTATTGTAATTAACGAGCAAGATTTAACCACTGCTGGGTTTGCAGCTGGGAATGTAAACATTGCTTACGTGCCCGGATTTGCAAAGATTAACGAAGACTATAAATACGTAATAGGGTTAGATAGTGCTGTAGAACTTGTTGCGCAGGGTGGTGTTCCTAAGACTCCAAACGATGTTGCTGCTGGTGATCTTTATTATGAGATTGCTTCTAGTCGTTGTTGGAAGTGGGTTACTACTGCTACTGCTACTGACACTGCTACTGAGGAAGAAGTTACAGCGCATGCTATTGAAGTAGCTACAGATAAAACCCCAACAACTGTTTCTTCTGTTTCTATTGGGAAGAATGTTTATGAAGTTGTAGCAGATAATCCTAAAAACGGTGTATCTTGTACAGCAGTTATTGGTTCAAGTGGTAGTGGGAAAGATATTAAGTATCACATTACTTTAACATTCGCTAATGATGACGTTAATTTCGTAGCTGGCGCAAATATTTTAGTTGCTTATAATTATACTGGTGAGTGGGTTATTTGTGACCCTACTGAGAGAGATATGTTTATTCCTGAGAATATACCAGTTCTTTGTAGTAACCTAAATGAGTTTGAAACATATTTTGGAAAAGAGCCAGTTATATTTGATGGTGTGGTGTCTTACGATAATATTACTGGTGTTAACGGTGGTTTTGCTGTTAATGCTAAAGCCGCTATTCCTTTTGTAGATGCTGGGGATTTCGACAAATCATATATGTACGCAAAAGAGCTTCTAAATATGGGCATTGCTATTCTTTATGATGCCTTTGTAGATAGAGATGATTCAAATTATGGTGAGAGAAAGACTGGCGCTCAATCAAGAATTAACTACCTATATTCAAATCTCTCAAGTCATTTAGAACTCCTAAAGGATAAGGGCGAATATGATGTGAAGTTTATTACTTCAGGTGCTTATCCTACCTTTGAATTTAATAAAAACTCTATTATTACTGTCGCTCTTTCTGTAGCAGCAGAACGTGGAGATTGCTTAGTTCTAATAGATCACACTGATAAGCCTGAGAGAAAGTTAGCTGAAACAAGTGATAAGTCTGTTTATTATGCTATTGCTAATGATAATTCTGAATATGTTGTAAAAACTAATGCACAGTATGGTACAATGATTACACCTTGGGCAGCATATACTCTTCCTATCGGTGTAAGACTTGCAGATAAAGATGGTATTACTAAGATTTATAATCAAGCAATTCTTCCCGGCTCATTTGCTTATCTTGCTTGTATTGGTCAGTCTATTCAGTATAATCCAGATTGGTATGCCGCTGCTGGTGTTACCCGTGGGCTTGTTCCATATATTGTTAAGCTTGACACTATTGAGCTTATGTCTAATGTAATTGCTGATAGTTATCAGAATAGAGATACTATCAATATTAACGCAATTACAAACATTAAACCCTATGGCCTTTCTATTTGGGGCAACAGAACTCTATTCAATAATGCAACTAAAGGTAACTTAACTGCTTCTTCTTTCTTAAATATTCGTAACCTTGTTTGCAATGTTAAGAAGGTTGTTTATACTGCTGCTAAGAAGTGCATTTTTGAGCAGAACACCGATGTTCTCTGGGCAAACTTCAAGGCAATGATTACTCCTACTCTTGACCAGATGGTTACTGGTAGCGGTATTAAGGGCTATAAGATTATTAAGAAGGCTACTACTGAGAAAGCAAAGTTAGTTGCTGTAATTAAGCTTATTCCTATTTATGCTCTTGAGCAGATTGAAGTTACAATTCAGCTTGTAGATGATGAAATCTCAGTTGAAGGTTAACAGAAAGGAGAATAGATAAATGGCTATTAAGTTAAATGGTATTCTTAGAAATAGTACAGTAGCTGAGCAGAGCCAAGACATTATTGGCGCTTGGCACATGGCAAATAATCCTGAGATATTTGAGCCACAGCGCGTTAACAATTTTATGCTTTTAGTTCACGGTCTTGATAATATTGTTCGTCCCGGTATGACTGCTGATGAAACTGCTGGTACTCTTCCCGGTGCTGAACAAGCTTTAACTCTTTCAGTTACTAAGGCTTTTATTCCACACTTTACTCAAGATCCCATTGCAGTACAGGTTGGTAACACTACTATCAACTTTGCCGGTGTTCCTAAGTTTGGTTCCGGTACTGTTACTGTTAATGACTGGATTGGTACGAACAGTAAGGAAATTCTTATGGCTTGGCAAGCTCTTTCTGGAAACCTTACCACTCAGAAGGTTGGTCTTGCTTCCGACTATAAGAAAGAAGCTACTCTTATTGAGTATACTCCTGACTGGCAGAGAGTTCGTTCTTGGAATTTACATGGCTGCTGGGTTAGTGGTCTTTCTGAAGATGATTATGACAATGAAGGTTCAGGTAAGAAAACTATCACTGCAACTATTGTATATGACTATGGCGAGATTGACCAGACTGAAACTGGTCAGGGCGCAACTACTGTTACAGTATAAATCAAATTGAATAATTAGTAGCCCTGCCTGTTAAGGGCAGGGCTATTTACTTAGAGGTGCAAAATGCGTCTAATAGAGAAATTAGAAGTACACGACACATTAAATCCTAAATTATGGGAGAATGAGAAGTTAAAGCCGGAAGTAACAGAAGCTATTATAGCGATTGTTTCAGAATTTCAAGATAATTTAGAAATCCCTTTAGAAATAGTTGACATACATATAGTTGGAAGCAATGCAAGTTATAACTGGACAGACAATTCAGATTTAGATATTCATATTATTTCTAACTTTGAATTTTTAGATTGTGCGAAAGAAGTAGCACAAGCATTGTATAATTCAGAGAGGTCTTCTTTTAATAAGAATTATGATATTACAATTAAAGGAATAAACGCAGAGATTTATGTAGAGGATATAAACTCTTCTGTAGCCTCTAATGGTATATATTCTATCTTTGAAAATGAGTGGATAAAGCGTCCTAAAAAGCTGGAAGGTATAACTATATTCGATACAGAAAAAGAGGTTTCTGAGTGGCTAAATCGTATTAAATTAGCTATAGAATCAGATGATTCAGAGATCATTAAGGGAATTATAAATCAGCTCTATTTAATGCGCAAGAATTCTATAGCAATCGAAGGCGAATATGGCAAAGGAAATCAGGTTTTCAAGGATATTAGAAACACTGGTAAATTAGACGAATTAAAAGATTTAGTAAAAGAGTACAAATCAAAAGAGCTATCTTTAGAATCATTTGATGGTCTATCCATACAAGAAATGTTAGAAAGGGTTTGATAATTTATGCAAGCTGAACTGAACAAATTATATCCAGAAACTATTGAAGAGTTGAAGTACAGGTCAGCCCCTATTGAGCAAGAACTTGAAACCCCTAAAGTAGCAATTTCTCAAAATGAATATAGTTCACTCACTAATTATGTAAATATTTCCCCACATAAGACTACTTTATATGGAAAAGTAAATAGAAAGATTACTGTACATCACATGGCAGGTAATTTATCAGTAGAAACTTGTGGAAGTGTATTCCAGAATTATGAAGCTTCTGCTAACTATGGAATAGGCTCCGATGGTAGAGTAGGATGTTATGTATATGAAAATGATAGAGCTTGGGCAAGTGCTGATTATGGCAATGATTCTCAATCCATAAATATAGAAGTAGCAAATGACGAGTATGGCGGTAATTGGCATGTTTCTGATACAGCCTTTAATAAGCTTATTGATTTGTGTGTAGATATTTGCAAGAGGAATAATATACCAAAGCTTATCTGGACAGGCGATTCTAACGGTACACTTACTTGTCACTATATGTTTATGGCTACAGCTTGTCCCGGCCCTTATCTAAAGGGTAGAATGGCTGAATTAGCTACTTTAGTAAATAATCGGTTAGAGACAATAAAAAAGCCTAATTCGCCATTAAATCCAATTATAACTTCTTTTGATGGTAAAGTAACCCCAAAGAGCAAGATTAGAATGTCATGGGAAGCTCCTGAAATCACAAAATTACAGCCTATTGACGATTACGCAATCATTATGTATAGAAGAAAGCATATCGGTGATGTTGATGTTCTTTATCGTAATGAACACATAGAGCAAACTTATATTGATTTTGACTTAAATACTTTACCGGATTTACATGCGAATACGGAGAATATTCTATTCGCAGTGGCTTCAAGAAATAAAGCTGGTGGGTCTTCTAATGCGTGGTCAAGAGATTATGAGCTACAAAAGCCTGATCCTGTGAGGGCAGATATAGTAACAGGCAAAGAAGTTATGGCTATAGATTGCAGACTTTATATGTCAACTATAGCGGAAGATTATTTTGATAAGTTGAATAGCAATTATTATATATTTAACGATAAAGTAACAAATAATAGGGTGCGTATTTGTAAATTATTAGAAGATGTTGGAGTAAACGGAAAAGCTATAGGTTGGGCAGATATTACAAGTCTATTTGAAGTGGAAGAGTGAGATTGTGAAAATACTCAGAGAAGATTCAAGAAATCAACTTATAAGTAAGTCAAGAAAATCGCCTAAAGGAAGACAGAGATATAATAGACGGTTAAAGTCTTCTATATCGTCTTCCGTAAAGGAATACAACCAAATAGACATGAACAAGCTATTCAAAGATAACATACTAACAGTAGCAATTCCCGTTAGAGGTGAAACTGATAACTATGTTGTACGAATAAGCTTTGGCGGGTTTTGTGATATGCTGCACGATGAGCTTGAACGTAATGATGATAAATTAGACTTGCGAGTTGTTCTCCGCGCTCTAATGACTGGATTTAACAAAGAAGATGTGTATATTGGATGCAGTTGTGAAGATTTTTTCTACAGATATGGCTATTATGCAACAAAAAATAATATATCATCACTTGCTCCTCAAAATATTCCTTCAGATATAACAAACCCTGATGATAGTCTTGGTAGTGGTTGCAAGCATATTTTGTTAGTATTAAGCAATACAAAATGGATCATTAAAGTTGCCTCAGTTATTCATAATTATATAAATTATGCAGAAGAACATTTACAAAGAGCATACGCAGAAGTAATATATCCTGCTATATATAAGAAGAAGTATGAAGAGCCGTATCAACCCGGATTATTTGATAAAGATGAGGTTGAAACAGACCAAGAAATTATTGATGTATCTAATAAGGCTGCACAAGAAAGAGGAAGATTTAAGCCCGGAAATCAACAGGGTGTTCAATTTGCACCTAATGAAAAAGATTCTGAGCAGGACGAGTTTGAATTAGAGGGTTAAATGATGAGAAAAGTGGGGAATTTTTCTCACTTTTTCTCTTTTTTAAGAGCTAAATTATATATATATAAGGTGCGTGGCAATCGAGGTAAAAATTGTATAATATAGTGTATACTATTTTTTACAAATTACAAGGAGACCAAGATGCCAGATTATAATATTGCTGAAACATATACCTTGCCAAGCAGTGGTGAAGTATATAAACAGCAGGTTAATCCTGTTGTTAGATTAAGATCGATGACTGTTAATGAGGAAATGAAGAGATTATCTCCACCCGGTGATTACCCATTAAAGGTATTGTGTGAGATAATAGATGATTGTTTAATAGAGAACCCAGGCATTTCAACTTATGATATGTGCGTGGCAGATTATCAGTTTTTACTACATAAATTGAGAATAGTTACTTATGGGACAGACTATAAGGTAGAATTTACTTGTCCATATTGTGGTTCTCAAGCCTCAGAAGTTATCAATCTTGCAGATATTTTAGTAAAAGGTTATAATCCAAGTATAGAGAAATACTTAGAATTTGATCTTCCTAAGACAAATAAACATGCGAAAATTAGAATGCAGACTCCAAGATTGATTGATGCGGCAAATGTAAAAGCAAAGCAGTTTAAGAAAATGTCGCCTGATTTTTCTGGAGACCCTGCATTTATTTTTACATTAGAGTCTTTAATTGAAACGATTGATGGGAAGCCTTTAGATCAAACAAGAGTAATTGAAACTATTCGCAATATGCCTATGGCAGATGTTAATGCTATTCTCAATCAAACTGCAAAATTCAATGAAGGGATGGGTCTTGATTGTTTAGTGACCTATGTGTGTGATACGTGTGGTTTAAGCCACACAGGGATGTTTCGCCAAACAGCAGAATTTTTTAGACCCACTTCTAACTAAAGACGGTAAACCATTTGCACCATATAGGTTCAAAGAAATTGTTCAAGAGAGATATATTATTTCAAAGAATTGTCATACATCTTATACAGATTTAGGAAACATAAGCTGCGCTGAAAGAGATTATTTGTTAGAATTTATACGCGCAGATAAAGAGCAAGAAAAGAAAATTATAGAATCTATGGAAAAGAAGTCTAAATAAGTTCAGGAGGTGATTTTTTGGCTAATGCTTCTGTAGATAGAGAAAAAGATCAGGAATCAAGACTGCGGTACGATCAACAGGTAGCTGCGCAAAAATTAAAAATAGAAGAAGCTGTAATTGAACAAATTGCAACGAAAAGTAAGAAACTTGCAGAAGATATTAGAAGTTATTTTAACGGAACATTAAAAGATATAACAAAAGACCAAGAAATAGCCTTCAAAGTTTATGAAGATAGAGTAAATAACATTACAGCGACATTTGCTGAAAATCTAAAGAGAAGTTTTTCACCGGATCAATTATTAGGGGATATAGACGAAGCTTTAGAAGATAAAAACAAAGAAATTTTAGCACTAAAAGCGACAATCAGAGAAACAGGCTTAAATGAAGCCTTAGATAAGCAATTAAAGAGTTTGCAGTCTGAAGCTGCTAACCTAAAAGAGCAAAGAGACAGCATGTATAGTGCTGCGAAAGATCAGGAATCTATTTGGGCAAAAGCAGAAAAGATTAAAGAAGCAAATGAAAAGAAAAGGCAATCTGCTGAAATTTTACACGCTCAGAAAGTTGCTCAAATAAAGCAAGATTCTGAGATGACAGAAGAGGAAAAACAAAAAGCGTATGAAGATGCCGATCAAGCGCGGAAAGATGTTTATGCTTCTACAGTAGAGAGTGATAAGTGGGCAGATGAAGAGCTGAGAAAAAAGCAGCAGCACGACTTCAATGTAGCGCTGCAAAAGACTATGGATAGCGCAATAAGTAAACTTAGTTCCGCCATAGAAGATCAGATGAAATATGTTACTCAATATCAGGGGTATTTGAATGCAAGATTACAGGGAACTGATAAAACATTTACAACAGTAAATTCCTTATTAAAACAAAACTTATCTTTGTCCCCCTTTGTAAAAACTACTGCGGTATTAGATAACATTAAAAAATTATCTGACGAAGGCGTAGCCTATAATATTGAGCAGCGAGCATTCTTAGCTACTGTTTCTGAAAAGATTGCTACTACTTTTGATGCAGCTAATGGAGCACTGCTAAGAATTATTAAGCTACAGCAAGCAGATGTAACAGCTTCAAGATTAGGTATGGAAGCAAGCTTGACGAAGTTTTTTAACAGCATGTTTCAAGATACTTCATTTCTTGGCAGCATGTCTCAGGCGGTTTCAGAGGCTTTAATAGATGCAAGCGCAACAATGAATCGAGATATGGCTACTGAGTTTGACTACACTGTGCAGAAGTGGTTAGGCTCTCTAACTGCATTAGGGTTATCAACTGGGGCTGTAAATAGTATCGCACAAGGAATTAACTTATTAGGGTCAGGCAATGTTCAAGCTCTATCAAGCAATGCTCCTTTGCAAACTCTATTAGCGCTTTCTGCTACAAAAGGCGGATTAAATTATTCAAAGCTATTGACAGATGGGCTAAACGCATCTAATGTAAATACCTTAATGAAGAGTATGGTAACATACTTAAAAGAAATTGCCACAACAAACAATCAGGTAGTTAAATCTGCTTATGGCGATATATTCAATTTAACTGTATCAGATTTAAGAGCAATTTCTAATTTAACTTCAGGTGATATTTCTACAATTTATGAGAACCAGCTATCCTACAGTGGTATGCAGAGTGAATTAAATAATCAGTTAGTTCAACTTGTTTCAAGAACTTCTACTGCTGAAATGATGCAGAATATAATGTCCAACTTAGAGTACACAATGGGCACCACTATAGCAGAAGACCCTGCCGCATATCTGCTTTGGAAGTCTATGAATTTCCTTGAGCAATTTGCTTCCTCTACTGGATCAGGCGAAGCATTAAGCATTCCATTTATTTCAGCTGCTGGGTTTGGCTTAGACTTAAATACTTCTGTTCCAACCTTAGTTAAAGGAGCGTTGGCAGCTGGTGCAGCATTTTCATCTATTGCACAAGGGCTATCCGCTCTTTCTGGTAGTGCTGTACTTGGGCTAAATAGTTGGGGAGCTACTGAGTATGTTAAGAGAGGTGGAGGCTTCTCTACGGGCCTTTCTGGTTTAGGGCTTTCTCGCAGCTCTTATGTTGGTTCTGGCTCTCAATCAGATATAAGTGATAGTTCGATAGCACAAGCTAAACAAGAAGCTGAAGAGCAAAAATCACTTGGAAATCCAGCTGAAAATGAAATGACTTTAACAAAACTGTGGGAAGCAGTTAGAGATGAGGATAGTCGTGCTATTCGAGTTACAGCAGATGATAAACTAATTAAGCTAATTACAGATATAGATAATGTTATTCAGTGGCAGCAAAAGGTTGATAAAGAAGCTCCACAAGTTCCGATAGCTATTTCAAAAACTTCAATAGACGATTTGAAAGATGCTATAAGGTCTGCTTTAATGGGAGATACCGCAACAGGGAGTAGTATTTCTAACACAGGCTCTAAAGCAACATTACAGTCTGTATTAGATAAGCTTGATAAAGCCTTTTTACAGACAGCAGCATTTAGCGGTACAGAAGCGCCCTATGCGCTTACTACATTTGAAACTACAGGTTTCGCCAGCAGTACAAGTTTTGTACCTTCCGAGTTACCCGGTGGCGCTGACGGTAAATATAGTTAAGGAGGTGTAAATAATTGCAAAGATTTCACGAGAATACATTAGAAAGTTCTTTTATAAAATCAATAATTAGAAATACGCCTCTTCCCATTATTCGAACTGTACATGAGGGAGATTATATCTATTCTGGACATACTTATATTTATAAAACCTATATTATAAAG